AAATAATATCAATGCTATTATTGTCTCTAATTGTTTTTACTAAGGTTAATGTTAAATTATTTAGAGTATAACTTGGTTTACCAAAAATAACGCATTGTTTACCTCCTTGTTCCTCGCCAACTACGTAGTTTGAGTATGCAAGGCAAGCAATAAACACACTTTCTCCAGCAGTCATTTCTTTTTGAATTGCGCAATTAGGTATATAACCAATTATATTTTTTGTTGGTTGAACAGCCATTAATGGATTAATATTAGAATAACCAGTAGGTGTACTCAATTCCGTAAATTTAACATTTCCAAGGTCATTTCCTTCTACTTCGATTGATAAATTTCGATTATACGCATTATTATTAAATAGTAATGATAATGTATGACCATCATCAATATATGAGAAATAGTTACAGTCACTAAATGCAATAATACCATTACTGCTGACAGATATCATCAATTTGTGATATCTGTCTAGCGAGTAAATTTCGTCTCTACGTAAATTAATTACAATTGTATGATCTGCATATTCATATTGAGGTCTAGCTGGCGAATCGTATTCAATTTCTAAAAACTTGACCATACCTAAGGTAGCGTTTTTATATAAATTACATAACTTTGACATTTGAGTTACCTCCTAAAATTAAGTTTTTCATTTTATTAAGAAATTCCGTGTCATTTGTATCGTACCAGTTTTCAAAATACCAAGGTACAACAATTTCAGCATTTTTTAATACTGGGTGATTAAAGCAACATGAATAGAATAAATATTGAGCATATGTGTTTTTAGTTTTATTTGTAATGTAATCAAAATTATACAAATGTGGTTTACATAAGAACTGCTCGTAAGGCAATACTCCACATTCTGTTACCCAAATTTCTTTGTTCCAAGACAAAGTCAAAATTTGATTATTGATTTTAGCTTGCATTTTATCTGGGTTTAGATCACTTGAATAGAAGTTATTGCATGAAGGATAGAAGTTTACCCCTAGAATATCAAAGTTATTTTCAATAATAGCCATATCTGCTGGTGAAATAGATGGAGAATTCCAGAAGCATTGAAAGGTATCTGCCGTGATTCCAACCTTTAACTTGTTGTTCTTTTCCTTAATTTTAACTGCAAAGTCTGTATGATTTTTTGAATCTGCAAACTGTTCATTGATAATGAATACAGTTTTTAAATTAGGGAAATAATCTAATAAAGGTAATGCAGTACTGATATAGTTACTATCTACTGTTCCATGCACTTTTAATGAAGTGATAGGAACATTGTACATAGTTGCGTATTTATTAGCTAACACAAACGTGTTTGGTCTCTGCATAATAACTCCATTGTCAATATGAGCCAACATCTGGCAACTTCCAAATCCTAAATCTCTAGCTAGTTTGATATACCCAGAAATATATTGCTCAGATTGTCTTGCATCTGTATCAAAGAATAAAGGACACATGAATTTACTGTTTTGTGTTGTGGCAAGTGTCAAATCCGTAAGATTATTTTCAAGGTTATCAAATAAAGATTCATTAATAATTTTATCTAAAGTACCATCCTTAGCCATTTCGTCTAACTTTTTGTCAACATTTTTTTGAACGTCTAAATCAAGAAAATAATTATTGATATAGTCAAAAAGCTTTTTCATATCTTCTGATAAGAAGTTATTATTTGTTACTAAACTATTCAAGTAAGAAAGTATTTTTGATAATAAATCAGTATATGACAATGAATCGTCATAAATAGCTGGTAAGTTCTGTTGTACCCATGCTTTAAATGGGTGCAACGAAATATATTCGTTGTGTGTAATTGTCATAATTATTTCTCCTGACTAATATTTGTAAGTGCATCAGTAATATCTTTTTTAACCTTATCAGTATGAGTTTTTAATTTATTTTGAATAGTAGTAGGAACTGTATTAAGTTGAGTATTAATATTACTAATAGCTCCGTTAAATTCTGTTTTATTATTTGTAACTGTTTCAGTTAGATCAGCAATTTTTTTATCAGTACTTGTTTTATTAGTGTTTACAGTATTAGTCAATGTAGTAATTTTAGTATTTAACTCTGATTTTGCATTATTAATGGCCGTATTAATTGAATCTTGAGTTGGGAAATTAGCATTGATTAATTTGTTTAATTCTGCGATAATAGCTTTGATATCTGTTTCAAAGAAGTCATTATTTTTAATTAACAAATCTAAATATTTTAATAAATCTGTTAATAAAGATGCATAAGTTTCTTCTGTAACTGTAGGAAGTTTAGCCGTTGCCCATGCTTTAATTGATTGAATTTTGTTATATGCACTGGATGAGATATTCATAATATTTATCACCTTTCTTTATATATTAATTATATCATATTTAGTACCAAAGTTTAAGTGTTAATTTACTTTTAAAATCGTCAATGAATATCTTCTTAATACTAGTAAAACTTTCACGATATTCCTTAAGCATTCTGGAATATGTGATTCCACTGAATCCACTGATTGTTTCAGTGCCACTTGTGTTATTTGTGAAGGTTGTTGCACTTTTACTGTTGCTTGTTCCGTCATTTAAATCTTTAGTAGCATTTGTTAAATATATACTGTTTTCAAGACCTTCGATACCACCTTGAGGGGTATCACTAAACATATTCCATCCAATAGAAGAATTAGTTGATTCATTGTTTCCTACATTCAACCCTTTTTCATTTCCTTTTGTCATTCGTGTAAGGTTATAGTTTACGAATGGATCAATGATAGAATCTAAGGACTTGAACATTTTAGAATAATAATCCATATTTGTTTTCATCCACACCCTTAACTTTAAGTGCCATAAACCATAGGTTTCATAGTTGATTTCATCCATGAGAATTGATTCTAGAATCCATCTTTCAAAATCAGCTTTTTGTGAAGGGTCATAGAATGGATATTCAAAGTCAAATATTTTAGTTCGTGCTATTTCAATTGCTTCATCCAGTGAAGATAAACCAACACTTTCAGTTCTTCCACTCAATGACTCTACAATAGTTTTTACTTGAATAGTATATTTTGCCATTCTATTCACTCCCTTCAATTGGCTGGTCTAAAATTCCGGTGGTATCAAGTTGTGAAGCTTGTGTTAAGATATTTTCGTTTACTTCAACTGAAATATTTAATCCTTTCATTTTATTGTATTCTTCTAAAGCATTTCTTCGTGACTGTAATTTATTGACTAGAATATTGTTCGTGTCACCTAGACTGTTGCGTGCTTCATCTTGTACGAGTCTTTCTTTCTTTCCAATATTCATGTTACGAATTCCAATCTCTGTTAATGCTTCATGCCACAATTCTTTTTTCATATCTTGAATCTTATCAGCAATGAATGGCGCATCTGTTTTCAGAACAGTGAATTCTTTTAGATCCAATGACTTTGTACCAAAGACAATTGGCACGTTACCGTCATACTGCTGATAGATATTTAGCCATGTCTGTCTGTCTTCTTCATTTGTAAGAATCGCTAAAGGGGTCTTTTGAGCGTTCATGTTTACATTTATAACATTATCCCACTCCCATAATCTTTGCGCATAATAATTGATTGTATCAATCGTTGGCATATGCGAAAATTTATCCCACATGATAACAGAATCTTTGTTCGTTAGGTTTCTATTATATCCACCGTAGGCCCATGCGTGTCTTTTGTTTGGTATACCATAGATATTTAATGAGCCATTGTAATTCCACATGGTAGCGATATGTCCACTGTCTGATTCATTCACTTTAAAGTCTTGGTCTTCACTTAACAAAACTGAGCCTTGAGCGATCATAATCAGTTCCATGAATCTAGGGTCGATCGTATCTGGCAAGTTGTCATATTTAAATAAGGCTAACGTTAGATCTAATAACTGAACCCAGTACTTGTTATATGTCCATTTATTAAGGCCAAGACTTGAGAAGAAGTTCTTGTTATGAATATTTGGCATATTCCATGTATTCTGTAACTGGTACTGTTTATTTCTGTTTCTTCTGCCCATGTTTAAACCTCACTTTCTACATCATTATTATACCATAAATATACTAAAAGTGATACGCATAACACGTACCACTTTTAGCTAGTAAATCAAGACTGGAATGATTATAGGAGGACCTATTAATTAGGACCATAATCATTATATCATTATTGAACTCTATTGTCTAGACTATAATTACCAATCGAGTCAAGATTTTTCCAGAATGTGATACCATTGTCGTGAATTGAATTGATTTGTTCTACCAATTGAGCTGGTAGACTGGCTTTTACATCACATCCAACTGTTTTTATATAGTTCCAGTGTGGTCTATTCTTAATTACTGGCATAGATAGTATGTGCAATGCATACCCATATTTTTCAAAATAATCATCAATTATTTTTAAATTGCTTGGCTTAGCACAAATACATTGTACATGAACTGTATTTTCATTATTAGCGCTCATCCATGAAGTGTTGACATTCCCTACAGCACGTTGTCCTTTAACAGCCATATCTCTATCTTGTGCAATCATACTGAAAGCTTTATTAAGATTTCCTAAAGCATTATTTCCCATTGATATAGCATTTGTAGCTTCACTCTGAGCTAGTAATGCTCCACCTTCTGCACCAGCCAGTAGAGCACCCCCACCAGCACCACCTAGAGCCAAAGAACCCGCGATACCCATACCAATTTGGCCAGCAACACTTAACGCTTGAATTGTTCTTGAGTTTGCCGTCTGAGCAATCCAAGCTTTATATGTATCAATCGTGAATGCGCATTTAGGAAAGTTATTAATACTGATGCCTTCATCCTTATTATGTTCCAATCCCTTATAGTACACTGGGTAAACATAACCTTCTGGATTTGGGGTTCTTGTCATACTGATGTCAAATCGACATTTATCATTTTTAAAATCTTCGTATCTCAATTCTGTCGAGTTTCCACTAAAAGTAGTTAGTTTCATATAGCAATATGGATAAGTATACACTTTTTTATTTTTTGGTATATACCCACTTAGCGACCCATCATCATGATTTTGTGGTTTATCAAATTCAACCTGAACGTGTTCGCAATCGCCATGCACTCTATGTACACCAGTTGGGTCTCCACCAGTAGCAAAGAAGCGAGGTAACATATATGTATCAATGATAGTGTCGTCTGGGTTGCTTCCAGTGGCTTTTACAAAAAAGTCTTGATATTCTGCCAATGTACCAAAGGCATAAATACTACCTGCAACGTTTGTTTTATCAATTTGTGTAGTAACAAAACTGTCTTGTTCTTCACCAGTAGGCTTTAAAGTACAACACACAGTGCCAACCAAGTCTGTAAATTGAGTTATATCGTTTTGATAATTTACAATATATTCACCAGTATCTAATTTTTCATCAACAATGTTTGACCCTATTTTAGTGTCTTTTGTATGGCTACGCTCAATAAAACATTTTTCATACGTAAAATCAAAATAGTAAGTCTGCATTACATCAAGAATAAATGAAACTTCCCATGTAACATTGTTGACCCATGTTACATCTGTAACGAATGCATAGAACCATTTATTTTCATAGCTAGTGTTCTTAAACATCATGTACGTGGCTTTCTGCATAAGCAAGCCTTGCGTTGACTCTAAACGAATAACACCTTGTTGCTTATTCTTTCCTACATACGTACATCTATCCCATCTAGCTAGTTGGTGTGCGATCATATCATTATACTGAGAATCAGCACTATCGTAATCTACTGTATTTTCATAAGTAGGTGTAAGTGAAATATTCTGTAATAAAATAACAGTACTATTTGGAATTACATAAGCCATATATTTACCTCCTTATAATTAAAATAAAAAGGTGGATCACCCACCTTTCTATAACTATCCAACTGTAATAGTAGCAGTTCCTTGTTTTTCGTGATCTCCATTTGAAGTTGCTTTAACAGTGTATTCTTTAGCAGTTGCATTATTACCAATAGTAAGAACACCCGTCTTTTCATTGATTGTCACATCTGTTCCACCACCAGGAACTTCCCAGTGAACTGTTTTGTTAGCAAAATCGGATGCCGTAACAGTAGCTTTCATAGTCAAGCTTGAACCTTTTGGCATTGTAGCCGTATTTGGTGCAACTGTAACACTTTCCACTGTTGGTTCTTCTTCTACATACATAACTGCATTTGCGAAGTAACCACTTGCGTATACTTTCCACACGTGTAGCCAGTTGTTTTCGTAAAGACCTTCTTGGTTTCGTCTCATGTCGAAATACTGCTCAACATCAAATACCATGAAGAAGTCTTTATCTACGGTTACTAATGGAACTTTTTTCAATGCTTCCAACTGAGTTTGGCTAGGACGGATATAGCTTGGTTCATCTTTGAAGATGATATCTAAACGTGCTAACTCATCATTTGTAAATGAGAAATCATCCAATACGATATAACGTCCACTGAATTGTACATAATCGACATTAAATGCTTTTGCTAAAACTTCAACTCCAGACTGAGCATCAAAAGCACTCGTTACGAATACAAACTGGTCGTTTTTTAACGCATAGTTTAATACTCCAGCACTGTTGTATTTTCGTGAAGGTGTCATCAATAAGTTAGAAACTGTCTTGACCGCCGTAATCAACTGTTCACTCGTAGCATTTGCTGGGATGATTTGTTTATACATAGTACCATTCAAAAGTCTTTGAACTAAAATGTATTTCATGGCTAGACGTTCATCATATTCCATTGCCGTGTACATTGCATCAATGATGCCGGTGATTAAGTTAATTACACCAGTGCTTGATGTAAACGCTTGTCGTAATGTTGATTGTTCAATAGTCTGCTTATAGAAGATTTGTGAATTTATACGATACAACATTGCTTCCACATCTGGTTTAACTCGTTTCTCTACTTGAGACTCAGCCGTTTCTGGATTGTAATTGTATGGTTCGCAGATATTAATAAAGATATCTTCAATAACTTCCCCATATTCCAAACGTCCACGTTTTAAGTTAGACCAAGGGTTCTGGTATGATTTTGAAGAAATGATTTCTAATCCAATTCTGTTTAACAACTCATTCAAGAATGCATTCTGCCATCCAACATTTGACATCATCGCTTGACCGAATGCACGAATGCTATTCAAAGAATCTTGACTCGTAGCCCTGACTCCATCAGCCATTTCATCACCAGCACTTAGTACTTGAGGTACACCTTCTTCAAAGTCTCCACCAATAGTAGAACGAATTGTATTCAACACTTTAGGGGTCTTAGCAGTCAAAGTTTTCTCGGTAGGTTTAACTGTCATAATTTTCTCCTTTCCTACCAATCTAATGTTGGTAATCTTTACATATCTATTATAGCATATTTTTACTCAGTTTTAAACAAATCGTCATAAGATAATTTCTTATCTTCCTCTTCTCCGTCTTCATTCTGCTCATCATGTACATCTTTAGGGGAAGGGTTATTATCCACACCGCCCAAGAATCGCTCACGATATTTCTGTTTGAATTCCTTCAAATCTGTCTGAGCTTGTGTCAATGCCTGCTTTGTCGTTTCCAATTCATCATTGTTTGAATCTCCCATTGAGTCTGAAATATCTTCCAATAATGAAATTTGTTCATCTGTAGCATCTTCTCCAAACATTTCATTTACTTTTTTAATTAAATCTTCTTTACTTAATTTTGCCATTTTATTTTTCCTCCTTTTAAAATGGTCTACCCATATAGAATATCCATTTTGATTTTTTCTTTTCTGGTCCTATTGCTCCACTGCCTGGAAGCACTGGTTTCCAGTCCTTTAAATACTGATACCACTCTTCGGCTTGTGTTCCTCTTATAGGTTGATTTGGGTCTTCTGGCCTTTCATAGTTGGCCAGAAACTCGATTGCCAAATCATAAGGTTTTCCAGTACTTTGTGTAAATTCCTTAAAGCTTTCTGGATAAGCACTTGTCGCTATCCACTGGGTATTTGTGGCAACTTCATAATTCATTCTTGCGCACTCACCATAGCCAAAATTATCTATGGTAAATCCATTCTCACGTAGCCAGTCCAATACTTTCGTATATGGTGTCCACTGAACCAACCCATACCCTTGACGTTCCGTTGGTGTACCATATGGTGTATCGTTCTGCCAACGGCAAGGACTGATAGTACTTTCACTTTGCATATTACCAAGGACTCCGCAACAAGCATTCAATGTCCACCCATATAATATATTCATTGTTCCATAGAAACACTTGGCATTGTTTTTCATTTCCTCATCTGTCAAAGGTCTTGAGGGTTCGGTCAAACTTGTGTTTGTAATTACCCACTCCAATGATGAATAGCTTGGTTTACCATTTTTGAAAGTCGAAAACGTGTACCCCATATCATTTGCTATGACTGTATCATTCACATACCAGAATAATGTAGGAAGAACTGAACCATTCAATGCGTAACATACGTTTCCAAAACTACACGTAATGCCATAGGATATTAAAGTCCCATTCACTGTAAATGTCTGATCAATGTGTGAGTGATCTCCAGTCACCATACCAGCAACACCAGTATGAGCTATTAATTCACCTTGTTTGAAAGTAGTTTTAGTTGGTGGGTTGTTATCATGAGTAAAACTGAATGTTACTTGCCGTAAACCACTTGGTGTCCAGACCTTTTTATCCGAAGTATAGATACGTGTATTTCCATTTTGGGGGCCATCTGAATATATTAAGTGACAGTCACAAGGTGCGTACAAAGGAACATCTGTACGTCCTCCGACTGCACAGTCAAAAGGGTGTCCACAACAATGTGAAGCTGCGTCTGGACTTGACCATTGTGTGATATACATTGTTTCCATAGGGAACAAGCATACTTGATATCCTTTATAACTAAACTTTTCATTTGGTTTCATTGCATAACTCCATTAATTTACTGAAGCACACATCATATCTTTCTTTGTTTGTTCTCCTCAATATATTACAAGCTACAGCATAAAATTCAATATACCATTCCTTGCTCATTCCATTTGGTATACTGTATGGTATATCTTTTTCTTCTTTCATTTGATATATGGAAGAAAAGCTACACAATTTCTGCCCACTTTTCTTTTCCATAAATCTCACTTCCACTCACAGCTACAAAGTTTGTGCTTCCACTTGCTCCCGTGTAGCAAACATATCTATGACCATTGCCAACCCATTTACCCCAGTAGTGAACTGTATGTCCTTTATTGTATTGAGCAACAACTCTACCGCATACTGGGTTCTGTTTTCTAACGTTGACACAATCAACTAGAAACTTAGCCGTGCCATTTTCAAGAATAACATCTTTCATATTAAACACAGTGTTTACTGGCTCTTCATCCAATACTACATCCGGCACTAGATATCCTAGAAAATTCATTCCACAATATCCATTTGGATTTCCTTCTACATAGTCAAATAGATTTCCACCATAGTTTGATTGACTCCATGCAACTGTATACGTGTCAATGATATCTTCACACACGGCAACGTGTCCATACTCACCGTAAGACCATATCATCAATGCTCCCTTGCTTGCATACTTGCTTGGTTTTAATCTTGAGTTATGTGTTGTCCATAAGTCCTGAGCACCATGCACACGTGTATACCCATCTAATGGAATGACTTCTCCAATAATCTCAGATAGCCTGGCCGTAGCGTATGTAAAACAGTTTGGCATACTCACACCGACACGTTGTAAAGCGTACTGCATCCATTCTGATTCCATTAAGCCTTGAATATTTGTTCTTTTATAAAACATTATTTACCCTCCCCTTTATATCCAATCAATTCTTTGATTTTATCTGGTAAGATATCTGGATTAATTTTTGAAATGTTTTCACAAATACTGATCACTTCTGTAATGATTGCATAGCCACAAATAATAGGTAATAAGTCTCTTGCAAAAGGTAATTCAAAGTATATTTCTGCATAGTTGATTGCAACTCCTAATGCGTAGCAACATACAAACCCTACTTTTTTGAAAAGTCCGTCCCTTAGTTTGCTTGACTGTAACTTTTCGCCATTACGAATCGCACCAAGAATTCCAGTGACTAAATCCATACCGTTAAAAATCATAGAAATGCCAATTAGCACCATGACTGCACCTCCTATCTTTATATTATTATATCATAATTGTGTGGTATAATTGTAGTAGAAAGGTAGTGAAATTTATGAGTGAAAATAAGTTCTATGATGGGACAAAACTAATGGGTATGAAGGATATCAATGGGAATACCCCAGAAATATTCATATGCACTTCAAACCGTTCTGCTGGAAAAACAACATTCTTTAATAGGTACGCATTCAAAAAATGGCTAAAGAAAAAAGAAAAGTTTCTGATTCTTACAAGATATGATTATGAACTTCCTAATATAGGTGATAGATTTTTTAAGGAAATCCACGAACTGTTCTTTCCTAACTGCTCCATGTTTACTGAAAAGCGAGCTGGTGGAACTATCTATGAATTAATGGTGTATCAAGGTGAACAGACAGAAAAGAAGTCTTGTGGGTATGCTGTTGCTATCAACAAGGCCGACCAAGTTAAGAAGTACTCCCATTTCCTAGCTGATGTAACGTGTATCATATTTGATGAGTTTCAGTCCGAAACAAACAATTATGCACCAGATGAAATCACAAAATTCATTTCTATCCATACTTCCGTTGCACGTGGTGGTGGTAAGCAAGTTCGATACGTGCCAGTGTATATGATATCCAACCCAGTTACATTACTTAACCCATATTACTTATCACTTGGCACAGGCACTCAGTATTCATTAATTAAAAGACTGCAATGGAATACTAAATTCCTTCGTGGTGTTGGATGGGTACTGGAACAAGGTTTCAATGAAAGTGCTAGTGTATGCCAGAAAGAGTCTGCTTTCAACCAGGCTTTCGCAAACAATACATACGTAGCCTATTCAAGTGAAGGTACTTATCTTCGTGATGATAATTCATTCGTAGACAAGCCAAGTGGGAAGTGTAATTATATCTGCACTCTTAAATTCAACAATATAAATTATGGGGTGTATGACTACATGGAAGAAGGGTATTATTATTGCTCAACATCCTACGACAAGACTTCCCCACTAAAGTTGGCAGTTACAAACTCTGATCACCAAATAAACTATCGACTTTTAAGAAGCAATATATTTGTCATTCAAAAACTTAGAACCATGTACGACTGTGGACTGTTCCGTTTTAAAGATTTAAACTGTAAGGAATGCTTAATGACTGCATTATCGTATGGATAAAATAAAAAAGACACTCATAAGAGTGTCTTTTATATTGTTACAGATAAGTCTATATCATGCGATATCTTACTTCGACTGAGTGTGTGGCACTGTATTCCAAGTGAAGATTCCCACAAATTTCACTCCATGAATGACTACATCTGGCAATACCATAATGGGCAAAACCCAATGTTTCACGTGGAACACTGGGTCTTGTAGTACGATTTAAAGAAAGAGTCTATGCGTGTTAAGCTACAATCAACACACTTATAGTATAACATTATCTCATTACATAGTCAAACTTTTCAAGAAGAATACCACCCTCAATTCTATGTGGTTTTAAGTTTCCTGGAACTTTCAATCCTACCTTGAAGTCCTTTAAAGTTCTCTTCGTTTCAAGGAACTCTTTTTCTTTTTCATCTGCATCAGCAGGCACTTCCCCACCACTCAAAGATAGGTTCATAAGTTCCTTACACCTCTTCCCCATGCCAGCGCACTTGATATCATAATGTGGTGTACAAGGCTTTTCATCTTCATGTGTAATATGTTCGATATATGCTTTCTGCCTAACATACACGGCTTCGTCAAAGTAGCTTTCGCACTTCCATGCGTTGAAATCTGTTGGATGGATTCTAACATCCACCAGTTCTTCACGAGAACACATACAGTGTATACTGTCTGTGTCTGCATAGACAAACTTTGGATGCTCATAACCAGTAAAGTTATTCTGCGCATTTGTAATAGTAAAGTTCTTAGCATAGCTTGTTATAGCACTTCCACAAGCAATATAACCCGTTTTCTTTTCACGCTCCAATACCAGATTATAGGTGATACTTCCGTCAATTATACTAACCACCTTAAAACTTGAAATATCACTTGTAGCCGTCTTTCCATATAGATTATTTAAGAAAAGTTTAGCCAACTGCCGCATAGCACCAGTTGAATTCATCTTTATGTCTCGCCAAGGATTGATATACTCATCGAATATACCAACCTCAGAATCAAAGTAACAGCCATCCAGTATTTCAAAGTCCTTAACTTCATAATGTTTTCTGAAAAGTTCATAGTCAGTCATTGTCATAGTCAAAGTAGGTCTTGCTTCTATGGTTTCACCCTTCATATTGACATACGCTCCATAATACTTTCCATCTATTTTAATGTCGCTCGTTTCCAAATATTCATTTCCTTTATAGAAAGCGTTCCTCTTTATCTGAATGAATGGTAGATACCCTTTCTTCAATCTGAATCTTGTTTTGATACGAATAAAATAATATCTGTTTGGTCTTAAGGCTTCTGGATGTATAAAGTTTCCTTTCCAGAACATAGGTATGCCAATAGGATATGCATTACCAGATGAAGAGTGCATGACGGAAGGATACAGACTGTTTACATCGCAAACACAACCATGCTTGAATATTCTGTTTTCGCAACCCTTAACAACATAGCACCATCCGCCTCGATATGATTTTCGGATATATTCGTCTACATTGTCACATCCAAACTTTTCTTCATCAATCTTTATTTCTTTCAAGTCTGGGAACATTTCTTCATAGCGAACTCTTGCGTATGTGTTTTTGAATTCCTTCATACAACATGAACCAATCGTCATTTTATTGTGGCCGTTATCATACATGAACTCCAAAGCTTCCTTTACTACGAAAACATCATTGAATATATATTCCTTTTCTTTATCGGAAATATAACAACCTGGATATCTGAAGCCTTCATATTCCATATCCAGTTTTCTATGCTTTGTTTTAAAGCCTTCACCAATTTCCTTAACACTAAATGGAAGAAGTTTCAGACTGTCTCTGAATTCAATGTAATGCCCGTTGACAAATACAGTCATACTGTAGTATTTCCCCATGTTGGAAATACTGTACCGAATACTTCTGTCTGGCATATCCTTTTTGTCCAGCCACTTAACCTTGAACTCTTTTTCTGTTGATAGATCCTCATATGCCTGCTTGAATTTAAGCTTTCCTAATAAATAACATAACCAGAACGTGCCATCAAATCCAAGATTATGATAATAGATTAGAATATCTGTTTTCAAACTTAACAGATACTCCCATGTTGAATCAATGTCATGAAACAGTTTCGCATCTTCTGTATACAGTTCTACAATAGCACTGGCCCATACTTCGGTACTTGTCTGACCTTTATAGACAGTTGTCTCAAAGTCCCCGACTAATACTTTTCTCTTTCTTTGTCTCATAGGCTAGTACTCTTCCATGTAATCGCCTTCACCCATTTCATGTATTAGTATTGACGAGATATCATTAGCACAATGTTCGATACCTTCGTCAACTTTTGTTGCGTCACCATATCTTCCATGAGAAGCAAAATATAAACCAGCATTATATAGGTGCTTAGGCTCAAACCATTGATAAATAGGCTCTTCGATTAGAAAGTTCGCTAAAATGTTATCATTTTCAACACCGGGAATATTTATAAATTCTCTTGTGGCATACGTTGCACCAATCATGGATAATCGTTCATCTTTTTCACCAGATAATGCAATAGAAATCATTGTATTTTCAAACTCCTGTACTAATGAATTTCTAGTCGTAACCCAGTCTGCGATATCATCAGAAAAAGGTGGTGTGCCTTGTACTGGTTCTACTGGGGTACTTGGAAAAGCACTATCGAATGTTGAAATCTTTGCTACTTTCTTTGTCTTTGACTTTGTCTTTGATTTTCTTTTCTTTCTTGGCTTTTCTTTTGGCCTTAATTTCTGAATACTTTTCTTTGTTAAAATCAAAGGGCCTTTATGAACTTGCCTTGAAACTTTGGTTTTCTTAGCTTTCTGCGATGGCTGATTCTTTCTTTTCTTTTTGACTTTGATATCCTCATCGGGTATTCGTACTGGATCTGTAAAAATAGAACTAATCTTCAATGGGATTGGCTTCGTGTACTTTGGCTTGACAAGCCTAACTCTTTTGATACTTATCGTCTTTCTTTTAATAGCCATAGGCTCCCCTCCTGACTGCTATCGTACTTCTATTATACTACAATTAAAGGGATAGAACCCTATCCCTTTTGTAATTTATCTTCTTCTTGATTTTGGTTTCGGTTCTTCCTCCTTCTGCTCATATTTTGTTAAGAAGTGCATATTGTCAACAATCAATTCCGTGGAATAATCGCCATTGTTGTTTTCAGTCGTAGCATGCGCTTCTACTGAAATTAAATCACCTTTTATGCAATAGTCACCAATTACCTTGACTAACCCTTCTCCAAATGCTTTTAAGCTTACAAAGTTTGTGATCTTATTTCCTTTCTTATCCTTGTAACCAGTATCCTGCGCCAATGTGAACATCACTACAGTTCCTTTATCGTTCACATAAGGGTCTTTCGTTAAACGCCCTTCTAAAAATAATTTGTTCATCATATGCTTTTCCTCCTTTTACATTTCTACTTTTGTAGCATATTTAATAAATTTATCTAACTCCATTTCATAGTATTCTTTACCATAAGATAGAGATAATACCTTGATAGGCTTATATCCCATTTTACTGAAGTTACTCATGACTTTATCAGCTTTTAACTTATTATTGAATACGCTTGATACTTCACGCGTCTTATTCGTTTCATCATCAAACACCAATACAGTTACAATAGTTGTATTAATTGTTCGCTGAATCTTGTTGTATAATACTGACATTTATACCACCCCTTTCCAAAAGCTTCTCAAGAAATGAATGCTCGGTTTACGAATCTTATTCGCCATCACTCCTTTATTTTCTTCAATATAACGAGCCATCCAGAAGTTATCGTCTTGTGTCTTACCTTGACTTCTTGCCATTTTGAATAAGCCGTATACGCATGGACTAATAGAAGCCGTATACATACGAATGTCGTTGTAAGGTTTACCTTCCATCATTCGGTAAACTTCGTTCGGATATAATGAAGCGCCTATAACTTTTTGGTTATCTTTAAGTCTGAAAAAATATACTTTCATTTGTTGGTCTCTTTTTTCACTTTAATTATTTTAATTAAATCACTAACTTTATACGTTGCATACTTCTTAGGAATAATACCAATATCAATTAATACACATGTGGCTGCATAATTATTAATAGAATATTGTTCGCACATAACCTCATCATTATATGCTTTTAGAAAATCATATATTTCTTTGCTAAGTTCTAATGTTTCACGTGGAACATCTGAGAACCAATCAAGCATATCAGATAAGCAAGGGCTTACTTCTCCAGTTTCACGTTTATATATGTCATTCATAATTTCAAATAATATATTATCATTGTTTCTACATGTATAGACAATTTCATTTTTAAACAATTCTAAATTAGTTTTTGCTTTCATAAATACTCAACTCCTTTTGTAATGAATCAATCCTGTAAGATTGAATAATAAACATAACACCTAATGCAATGGCCGTTGCAATTAGAATCTTTAAAACTGATTCATTTACAAGATACCATGATCTTTTATCCTTCATCTTTGCAACTCCATTGTATACGGCTATAACATAATATAATAGATAAATACCAAACAAGAACACAAACAGATATTCATATTTCATTTTGTACTCCTTTCTTTTGTACCTAAATATTATCATACTTTTCTACTTTATTCAAGTAGAAAATACAATAATGTTTTAGATTTTTTAACTTTATAATGACTTCTGAAAACTTTGCACACATCATCGAAATTCTTTATACCTTGGTTTTTGTTTGCGCAGAATAAAAGCCTTAAGTCCTTCTTATTATCGAATTCATTCAAGTCCTGCACGATATAGATATCATTTCCAACCGCAAATAAATAACGTGCATCTAGTAAACTAATACGTATTAAAGTAACCATTTGACCATGGTATTTAACGAACTTTGTATAGTGAATCATTATAGCAACTCCTTCATATAGCGGTCGTATACTGCGTTTAAATACGTTAGTTCTTCATCTGTCCATTTCCAAGCGTGAACTTTATGTATATAGATATCATCTAGAACAAAAACTTTTGTTTCATTATCTCCCACACCTTCAAAAACTTGCTTCATTTCATCAGCTAGATGAATCATGAATGCGTTGGATGTTGGATAGTTATTCATCATCTGACATCACCTCGCTTTTTGATAATAAATTATTTATAGACAATAAATAGCATTTTAATACTTCTAATAAATGTACTTGTTCGTCCTTAGTAATACAGTCACTATTAAATGCATTTGTAATAGCACCTCTATAACCCGTAATAGTATACGCATCTAGTCCTGCTTTAAAATATTCCTTTTCAATCAACCTTGTTATACATCTAGAATACTGAATATCCATATCCTCATAAATTGCCTTAATAACACTTTTCTTTGTTCTTCTAACTGCTCTTTGTATTGACAACTCTTTACAAGTAGATGGACTTAGCCATCTACTTGTCATTTGATTTTTAGTCATTTTCTTATTCCTCCTCATCATCTAACATAGAAGTTAGTGCACTTCTATGTCCTAATACTTTGCATAATCCTAAAGCTTTAAAAAGTGTCTCATCACTGACTAGATCTCTATAGTTTGCATAAATGTCTTCAATGACATAATCCCAATCACATAAAACATAATAGTCCTCAAGCGCAATACCTTTTTTACGCTCTAAATCATGAAGTACACATGTAGCTTCTTCCAAGAACAGAGACATTTGTCCCCTGTTCTTTGGTGTTTCATCATAGCGATCTAAAATATTGATTTGTTCTAACATTTTTTAAGTCCTCCCTTTATCTGTAATAAGTATATCATATTTATACTTAATTGCAAGCTTTATTTTTACTTATTTTAAGTAGAATTTAAGCGTAGAAGTTAGGTTTAACTAACTAATCTATATCCCATTTAATTTGGTACATTACTTCCAACGCTTTCTTAATTCTATGTACCTTCATTTGTGTGTATCTTTTATTTGAGTTTGAATATCTTTTAATGTATCTTTCCATACTCTTAATCGTGTCTTGACCACCACCAATAGCCGCTAAAATCGTCTGGGCCCCGTCAATCTTAATAGCTTTTAGTGTATCAACTTCAATACTTCTACCACCTTCAAACGGTTGTTGCTCTTTTAATTTACATAATGGCAAATAGCCGTCAATCATATTTTTACCAATATTCCAAATTTCATACCCTACTGGAACACTTTCAACTACTTCAAAAACATGATTACCACTTATTACTGTTTTCATTCTAAAACCCTCCTATGGCATTCTAGCCGACAAGCCAAATAGGCTTGTTTCGTCTTAATTTTCAAAGACTCGTCGGGGCTAGTTGTATAACTCGTCCATTATATTATTAACATTTTCCATCTTTAACACCTATGTTTCACGTTAAACAT